CTTGAGAAAACCGGGTATTTTCATACCTATCCTTTCGGATACGAGGATTACATCTAATCCAACTATTTGTTGGAATATAATGATAAAAATTAACTGTTTATCAATAAACAGCTTCATTTGGATCATTATATTTTCCATATCTAAGGATATCAAGATTTCCTAGTGGAGTTGATATTTTACTTTTGAAATAGTTTTCATCAATTATTGGAGAATTATTTTCCAATAATGGTGCTCTATTTCAATGTGATTCAAATTCAAGATTAATCTTTTTAAGGATTAACCTAGATTTTGATCACAGTTTATCCAGTTTAGATACCTTATTATAAGGATCTCTAACTGTTTCAACAAGTTTATCAACAACCTCTACCCTCATGTGTATTATTTTATCAATAAGATCTAAATTATTGTTATTATCTACTTTAGATAATTCTTTAATTTTAGAATTTAATTGATTATATAATGCATGAGTGAAGGGGTGGCTAGCTAATAGTTTTATATCTGATAGTTTCTTTTCTTTATAATAATTTATAAAGGAATCAAACTGTTTAGATGCACTATCAGCTAACTTTTCCACTTCGAAAGTCAGAGAACCAATCAGGAGCTCCCTTATAAAATAGGGAATTAGCTCACTATTCGGTACAGGTATATGTTCTGGTAAGTACCTTTGAAGAAATGTTCTCATTTCTTCATTAGTTGCTAAACCAATACTATATCTGTAAGAATAGTAGAATTTATAACAATGATTATTAATTAAAGATTTAGTTCAAAATCTCTTATTAATCTTCAACTTGTTATATAATTCACAAATTAACTCTAATGCTGTTCCATTATATTTTATATTATTTCTACTAATGTAATTTATTAATTGCATTAGTACAACATTAATATTATTAATGTTGTTTAATATACCTTTTAATGGAACAGGGCTGACTTCGACTCTATTCCTTACTCATCTCTTAGCGAATTCATATGTGTTTTTAGATACATGTGATTTTGCTTCAGAGATTTCAACACCTAATTTGTTCATTATAGATTTATACTTTCTTGCAACTTTATCGTTAGCAATAACAATATCGTCACCAAGAAGTATATAATCTTTAAAATCATGCATTCCACATAGGAATGCAGATCATTGAACAATTAGATGGTGGCTTATAGTAAAAGCGGCCCATGATGAGTACGCTCCCATGGGTTGCCCGACACTATAAGTGTAAGGTTTACCTTCATAAACATATTGACGTTTTACAAGTATATTTCTTCAATTAGAAGCTAAATTACTATCATACATGTATGATAGTAGCTTCTCTTGAAGATGTACTGGAAAACGATCAGTTGCTGATGAAAGGTCTAGAGAGTGAAAGTGGTTACCTTTAAGTTTTCAATTATTAAATGGATCTTGAGTAAAAGTTCTATCACATGGAAAATTTCTTAATTTATTAAGTAAATTATCATGTATAGGCTTTAATAAAACTTGTGAATTATAGTCAACCATGGCTATAACTCTAAGCTTTAATTCAGGATCATTAATAATTGATAACTTACCACAATATCCAGTCTCATACTTATATGAAAATAGTCTGTTATCTGATCACATATTTGTAATCAGTTTACCAAACATTTTCGTATAAGCATCAATTCCAATTAAATTTAATCAATAATTTAATTGGTCATGATGAACATTACTCATGGAAAATAAACCATAAGTACTGTTTAATGTGGCTTTACCATATGGTGATGATTTGCTACTTATATAGTGTAAATCATTACTATATGTTGGAATTGGAGATTTTAAATCAAACTTCTTAACAAATGACTCAATAAAACTCTTAGGAATTGTATAAAATTTCTTTGAGTTATATTTAGTTATTGTCGAGAAATCTGGTTTAATTTTCTTCAATTCGGATTTTGTGGCCATTACGGATCTTGTATAATAAAACAATGATAATACGGATCTAAGATTATTGTTATAATCATTAGATTTTGTATCATCAACTAAATGTTTTAAATATAAGAAACGTTTTGGAAAGTAATCTTTTGTTAATGATACTCCACAATCATTAGATTTAAGTGGTTTATTACATATGTATCTAGTAACATGTAACCTTGCGGTTTTCATATACTTGATTGCATAAGTAATACCACTTTTATTTCTAATATTGTTGAAATCATTAATAAAACGTACTACATATTTTATCTTTAGATTGAAAAGTAGATGTAAGAGCCTTATTACTAATAAGTCTTTTATGTTTCTTTTCATTTAAATTTAAAATTAAAATTTAAATTATGTTACCATAATTTACGCGTTCCGCAACTAATATATATCAATTCCCATAATAATGGGTTTAATATTTATATATTATTGGTTGGAGGGACCGTAAGTTTTGTGACATTAGTTTGATTTGGTCATTGTAGTTCGACTAAGAAGTCGCCAATTGGAGTTCGGTATCCAGTGATGGATACGGTCGAAAGACCGGTTTCCCTTATAGTTAATTCT